CTATGAAAATTGCACAAAATTTTTCAACCGCATATGGCGGTTTAGCGGAGCACCCGAAACCTGCTCTATCAGCCTTTTCAAAGCCGTCTTTAGGACAGCTGCTTCGTTTGCATTGCTTTCCCCGGAGGCTTGTGCTATACTTTGCTCAGAGGCCTCCGGCAATCTACTCCTTGAATCTTCGGATTCTACGTGGGTACCACCGGAGGCTTCTACCGAGACCTCCGGCCCGCTGCTCCTCGAATCTTCGGATTCTATGTGGGCTTTGCCGGAGGTCTCTATTTTTATGGGCTTAATGTCCACAATATCGTAAAAGATTTCCCGCTGATCCGTTTTGATGGCCGTCAGCACATCCGCCTCGTAGGCATTCTGCCCGACTTGCATCTTGAGCCACCTTTTTACAAAACTTTGCGCGAAATGGGGGTAATTAGCGCCCACATTCCCCTCGAAAGGCATTTTCGCAGCCAAACAAAAATCCCAGAAAAGCCAGGCGCGAAGCCACTTTTCGGGGATTTTTGTTGTTTTATATTCTGTTACTCCTGCATATAAGCCAGTGCCTTATCGAACAGCGGCAGATATTGGCTTTCGATACGGTCAAAAATCGCTCTTGCAGTCGCCTCATCATAAACATGACTGGTCAAATTGCGGTCGTTCAGCAGCTCCAGCCACACTTTCGAATCCTCTATCATGCCGAAAGCAAAAGCCTGCTTGATGACCTCTTTCGGGCTGTTGATATTGGTATATCCCTGGTCGAGCAGATATTCCCTCATGGTTTTCCATGCAAGTTCCGTGCAAAACTCAAAGCGCTGGATGGCACCATCCCGCACAGAATCCAGCGGGTATTTCTTATAATCATCCAATGCCTCACGCAGCCGCTTCACAGCTTCCTTAAGATAGTTATATTTTTCATGCAGCTTATCCATCAGCTCTACACCATCCTTTTCAATGTTTGCAACAAAGGCGGGATTCATCCCGTCCTGCATATGGACAATATCAAATTTCAGCAGCGTGGGCAGGTCTTCGCATTCCATCCAAAATTCTGCTCGGTTGTCTGGCGGCATCCCGTACACGGCCAGATCCATGTCGCTGTTGGGGCGGTTGTCCCCTCTGGCCCGTGAGCCAAACAACACGAGCCGCTTTGCCCCGAATCGCCGGGCCAGTGCAGCCAGCCGCAAATACAATTCATCCATATTCCCTGCTCCTTTTATACCTGATATGGTCCAGCTGATAATGCAAGCTTTAATTACTGAAGTCCTGAGGCTCATCTGAATTGCGGTGAGGAGGCAATCATTCTACTTTAGAGGGAGCCTTTTGGGAAACTGCCTCTTTTTTACGTTGTCAGCTTTTCTGCCATACGCTCGAGTAGTTCCCAGTCCTTCGGCTCTAAGTCGGCCAACATGACAACCAATCGCTTACGAAATTCTTTGTCGTCATTACGTGCAACCTCTGCAGCAAAGTCCATAATTTTATCGCTGGCGGCAGTTGGCGCTGCGAACATTTCACCTTCTCCGGTGCGCAGCCATGATTCATTGACGCCAAATTCGCGGCAGATGTCACTAATTGTACGTTCACTGGGAGATTTAGCACCAGAACAAAGTTCGGATGCAAACGGCTGTGAAATGTGCAACCTGTTTGCAAAGTCGACTCTTTTTAATCCAAGCTCTTCAAGAATTTTTTTAATACGTTCGTTCATCGGTTTTCGCCCCCCTTACAATCTGCATTGTATCACGCAGGTAAAGCCATGTCAACAAAAGAGTATAGCTCGGCTATGATTTTGTTCTTATCGATGCCACTTGGCTATTCCGTAGTTACTTACAGATAAAGCCAAACAAAAATCCCCGAAAAGCTAGGCGAGAAGCCACTTTTCGGGGATTTTACTTTGGAGCTACTGATCCGATTCGAACGGACGACCTGCTCATTACGAGGGCGTCAATATTTTCGATTTTATAACATATCTGCGTTAAAATAGAAACTACTTGCGCCACCTCTTGCGCCACCTCCCTTGCGCGGAAGGTGGCGCAGTTTCTGCATATTTACCGGTCGCTTGCCGCCCGTCCGCCTCACTTCACGCTCTTCTTCAGGCGCTCAAACTCAGCGTCAGCCTGAATGGCCTCCTTGGTGAAGCTGTTGTTGTACCACCAGTTGACCAGCGCAGACACGGTGGTGAAGCCGGTGGAGATGAGCTGCTCGAGCTGGGCGCTCTCGATGGGCAGCACGGGCTTGCCCAGAGCACTCAGGATCTGGTTGATGAGGGCCAGAGCCAGCACAGCGGTGCGGGCGATGGTGGCAGCGGAGACAGTGCGGGGAGTGGTGATATGTGCGTTCATGGTGTGTCCTTTCTCCCGGCGAGGCCGGGCGGTCAGTCGTGAATGGGCAGGGCCTTGGCGCGGTTATACAGCTCCGTGCCGGTGCCGTTGCCGCCCATCGTGTGATAGGTCTTGTAGAGGTAGGTGAGGTTGCGCAGGCCGTC